ACCGCCGCAGATGTAGATGGCATTGTTTCGTTTGTTAAAACCGAAACTCCAGCTGCTTACCTTGCAACTGGCGAATTGGCTACACGTTACATCGCTGGCACATCCCAATGGGGTCTGCTAATTGGCGCGCAGGATTCAACCAAGCGACCAATTTTCAGCGCATCACAGCCACAAAACGCTGCTGGCGCAGTTGGCACACAGTCACTACGCGGAAACGTAATGGGTCTTGACCTTTATGTATCCAACAAGGCTGTTTCAACATCCATTGATGAATCAGCATTCATTGTTGTTCCATCATCTGTTGCAATTTACGAAAGCCCAGTATTGCAGCTTTCAACAAACGTAGTTACAACTGGCGAAATTGAAACAATGCTTTATGGCTACCTAGCCGTCAAGGTTGTTACAGCCGGTGGAGTACGTCGTTTTAACCTGACCTAAGTCAGCGTTAGTTAGAAGTGTGGGGGATGCGGCCCTGTGTCCCCCACACACTTACACGATAGGAGATTAAAGTGGCACTGATTACGATCAGCGAGTTAAAAGCCGTTTTAGGTATTGGCGACATTTACGCCGACGCTATTGTGCAAGAGGTTGTGGATGCAGCCGAAAACATTTTGCTTTCCTATTTAATTTTTGACGATGTGTCTATTGCTGGCGTGTCTCTAACAAACAATGTTGCTCGCTTTTACTGCTACGACAACACATTCGTGGTTGGCCAAGCATTAACCGTCAGCAAGTGTGGCGCACCGTTTGACGGATCACGCACCGTGACTAAGGTCGGCTATGACGAATACGGCGTGACATTTTTTGAAGCTGCAATAACTAACGCAAATATCACAAAGCGATCAGTCATTCCGAATGGTCGTGCATTATTGACTAGCCAAGCGACTTTGTATGACAGTGGATACCCAGAAGTTTCAGAGGCTTGTCTTGCGATCGCTTGCGACATTTGGATTACACGCACTGGCACACTTGGCCAGCAAGGTGTGGACTTTCAATCCCCAGCGCCATACCGATTGGGTCGCTCAATGCTGACTCGGGTATCTGGCCTATTAGGCAAGCACCTGGATACGAGGGGTTACGTTGGCTAATCTCGCCACATACCGGGCAAACCTTGCCAGCACTCTCGCAGCTGCTGGTCGGGTAGTTTACGCATGGCCAAATGAAAACATCACACCGCCAGCCATTGTGCTTGTGCCTGGATCGCCTTACATGACCGTTGGCGCAATCGGTGGGGCGCGTATTCATGTGCGCTTTGACATCACTTGCATAGTCAACGCAGCCGACAACCAAGCGGCTTTGGCAAACTTGGAAACCTTAATTTTGTCAGTAACCGATCTACTAGCCAATAACATTTCGTTCCTTGGTGGATGGTCGCAACCGACAGTTACGCAGATCGGAAATGCCGATATGCTCATCAGCCAACTCAACATCGAGATGGTCACAACCAACTAGGAAAGGCAAGTCATGCCAGCAACATACATCACTGGTCGGAATCTGACTCTGAGCATCAACTCGGTTTCATACGCAGACCAAGCATCAACAGTCACACTAGAGCGCGAAAACAACCAGCAGGTACTTGAAGTCCTATCTGGTCGCGCTTACAAGACCGTGGATAAGACCGCCACACTAAACGTGGAACTATACCTAGACGACTCATCATCAGCTGGAATCATCAGCGCGCTTTGGGATGCAGCGAACAGCGCGCCAGATACATCGTTGGCATTCTCGTTTGATGTAAACGGCGACACATTTACTGGGTCAGTTTTTCCAGTATTCCCAACAGTTGGTGGCGCGGCCACTGACGTATTAACTACCAGCCTCAGCTTTGTTGTTGAGGATGGAACAGTCGCTCGGGCTTAACGAATAGAACAGGGCAACCATTATGGAATACACAGTTACAACAAAACAGGGCAATAACTACATAGTGAGTGACGACAACGCTTGGTTGTGGATCGAGATTGAACGTGAACTCGGTTACACGGTTAGCCAGGCAGCGGAGAAAATGAGCCAAGGCTCGCTGGATGTAATTACTTGTATGCTTTACAAGGCCGCCAAGGCCCTAGGACATACAAAGATGCCAAACCAGCAAGCATGGGTCACCAATGAGTTTGAAACCTTTGAGGTGGTTCAGGAAAGCCCAAAAGAGAACTAAGGGATGTGCTGGTGCGGATAGCAGTATCGACCGGCATCCCAATGGTTGATTTGATGCAATGGTCACTCGCTGACATCAACACAGCCTTGCAGCTGATAACAGAGAGGAATGGTCATGGCTGATAAAGTAACGGTCAAGATTCAGCCCGATCAAAGTGATCTGCGTGGGCTTTACAAAGCATTTCGCGACATGGATGAGGGCGCAAAGCAATCTCTTAAAGATGAAGTCACATCTATCAGCGCATGGTCGGCAACCGAATTGCAAAGCAGTTACACCATGAACCCGTATCCAGCCCAAGCCCAAAAGGTAGCGGCAACTATTCGAGCCAATAAGGATCGGATTCCAAACGTGACAATCGGTGGCAACAAGAATCGATTTAGCGGTGGCGCGGTATCTGGTCAAGTTTTGTTTGGGTCAGAGTTTGGTGGCCCTGCACCTTTTGAAAATGGCGGTCGCAGATTCCCAGAACGATCAGCCCCACAAGGTCGTGGAAACATGGGCTATGGCATTTTTAAGAAACTTAAAGAGATTCAACCTGAACTTACTCGCCGTTGGAAAATGTCAGTAGAAAAACACGTTATTAAGGCATGGGATCAAGTTGGCTGATGTAAGAACTCTGAAACTTAATCTGCTCGCTGATGTCGATCAGTTTGGCCGTAGCCTGGCACAAGCCGACAACGACACTAAGGGTTTCACAAAGAGCGTCACCAAATATGGCAAAATGGCTGCTGCCGCTTTTACCGTTGCAGCTGCCGCCGCTGGTGCTTATGCCATTAAGTTAGGCATCGATGGTGTCAAAGCTGCCGTTGAAGATGAGAAAAGCCAAGCAACATTAGTCAACACAATGAAAAACGTCATTGATGCAACCAATGAACAAATTGAAGCCAATGAAAAATACATCACCAGCACCCAATTTAGAACAGGTGTCAGCGATACTGCCCAGCGTGTCGGATTGGCAAGACTGGTTAGGTCAACTAAAGACCTGACAGAAGCCCAGCGATTAAGCACCCTAGCAACTGAAATTGCAGCTGGTACGGGCAAGGATTACGAAACAGTTGTTATGGCTTTGGCCAAGGCCAATGACGGCCAATTTATGGCACTCAAAAAATTGGGCATTACTCTCGGCGATAACGCTGAAAACGCTAAAGAATACACTAAATAAAACGCCAAATTAGCAAAAATGCAAACTGATCTTAATAATAATTTGAGAGATTTTGGGCCAAGCAGCGAAGAGTATGTCAAATCCCAAGAAAAGGTCGCAGCGCAACAAGAAATTGTTAACGAACTTGGAGCAGCTGGTATTGACTGGGTTGGGGAATTGTCCAAAGAGTTTGCTGGCAGTGCCGCGACAGCAGCGAAAACTTATGCCGGGCAAATGGCAATTCTTAAAGAACGCCTAGGCGAGTTTCAAGAATCGATTGGCGCAAGAGTTTTGCCGATTATGGGCAAACTTTTAACAATGGTCATGGATCTTGCCAAGGGTTTTAGTGGCGAGGATCCAGAGGGCCTAAGCAACCGAGCCAGAGAACTTGCAGGTGACTTTGAGGGCAATGGTGCCAACAGCCTTGGCGGTGCATTAAGAGCAGTTGCAGATGCCTTTTCGGGTTTGTTTGCAGAAATCAACAGCCCCGATGCTGAATCAGGAATTACAACATTACAAAAAATGGCTGATGCGATGGAAACTTTTGCGAATGCCATTAAATCGGTAACAAAAGCCTATGAAAGTTACATGACTTTCTATGACAAAGTACCTGGACCACTTAAAGAGTTTATGAATCCATTTAAGCGTTTAGGCGATTACATTAAATTGGCTGGTGGTCGCGCAGCTGGTGGATCAGTCATGGCAAATCAGCCTTACCGGGTAGGCGAGTTTGGCCCTGAAACATTTATTCCATCAGGCTCGGGATCAATCCGACCAGACAATGTATCTGGCCAAGGCGTAACCATAATCATGAACGGTGTCATTGACGGTGAGTCTGCCCGCCGTAGTATTGAACGCCTATTACAAGATTCCTCAAGGCGTACAGGAGCAGTAAATCTAGTTGGGGCTACATTGTGACCAACTATGATCCTTATCCCACAGTCACCTTTGCAGGGGCTACGACATACGCGGATAACACTATCTCATCTATTTCGATCCGATCTGGCCGTGATGATGTAACCACTCAACCGCAACCAGGCTACGCATCAATAAGCCTTTGGACAGATGCCAGCGATCC